AAAAAATAAAACCTTAGTATAATATAAAATATGTCTGGAGGTATTGCTCAACTCGTTGCCGTAGGTGCCCAAGATGCGCATCTCGTCGGTCAACCTGAAGTTTCCTTTTTCAGGTCCAATTATAAACGTCACACAAATTTCGCCCAAACTGTTGAAAGACAGGTTATCCAGGGCAACCCAGCCAAAAATGGTATGTCCACCATTAGGTTCGAGCGTAAAGGTGATATGCTCGGCTATGTCTATATCTCTAATAGAGGTGCTAACATCACTAGTTGGAATGGACAAGTAGCCAAAGTTGAACTCTTGATCGGTGGTCAAGTCATCGATGAACAAGAATATGATTTTTCTGCGACCCTCGCACCACATGTTATGAACCAAACGTATGCTAAATCTACCGCCGCTTTTGCTGAAAAGTTCTACCCACTCAGGTTTTCTTTTTGTGAGAATGCCCAGTCGGCGATCCCATTGATCGCTCTTCAATACCACGATGTGGAATTGAGAATTACATGGGGTTCTTCTGGCTCTTTGAAGGACGACTTTGAAGTGTACGCTCAATTCATTCACCTTGACACAGACGAGCGCACCGCTTTGTCTTCCACACCACAAAACATGCTTATTACACAAACACAAAAAGCTGTTGCCTCCGCTTCCAAGACACAGGAACTCAACTTCAACCACCCAGTGAAATATTTGGTTATGTTTAATCATAAGATTGATGACATCTCATCGGCCAGTAAACTGAAACTTCAAATTAATGGTACGGATGTTGCTGATTTCAAAAACTGTGAACCACACTTTACTACCGCTCCAATTTATTATCATACACAAACCGGTAAAGTAGATGCGGCATTGATCTTGGTTCCATTCTGTCTCGACACGGCTAAGGTTCAACCAACTGGGTCGCTCAACTTCAGTAGACTCGATTCCGCTAGAATTCTTTGTGATAATAGAAGTTTCGATTATCCTGTATATGCTATCAATTACAACATCCTCCGTATCGAAAATGGTATGGGTGGTTTGATGTATTCCAACTAAGTAATTTAATTTAGCCGCTTATTATAAATGTTTTGGCAATTAATTTTTCTCATAGCATTTGTCTTTGTTATAACGTATGACCCAAAATCAGGTACTTTAGATCATTTAGTTGGTAAAAAACCAGAAAAACCTCCTCAGAATGCAGAGTGTAAAGAAGGTCATTACCAGGAAATACAATTTGGAAAAATGGGGTACCCGTGTCCAACCGAAAAGAAAACGCACATGGGTGCGATTATAGGAACTTAAAAAATTAGCTCGTAATTTTATATATAAAATGTTTACATTCGATCGCGATACCGCGACTATAGTTGCCGTGCTCATGTGTATTGTTGCCACAATGTACATGTACAGAGAACTTAACAAAACGAAATCAGAAATGGATAATGTTAAAGGATTTTACGGAAACCTCATGACACATTTATCCAGACCACCACCAAAAGTGAAATCTGTGCCAGTTGTAGAAACAGAAAAAGAGGAAGTTTTAGAAACCCAAGTTGATGATGATGAAGAAGAATCTTCAGAATAATCATCTTATTCAATTATAACTTGCAAATAAGCAATGAAAAAATATAAAGCAATTGCAGTCCCCGTCACTTTTATAGGTGATAAACCACGATTTCTAACTGTCCGGGATCGAAGATTCAAAGATTGGATTTTCGTCACTGGGGGGTGTAGACGAAGAGAGATTCCAAATCCCATTAGATGTGCTTTGAGAGAACTCGAAGAAGAAACCAGGGGGGTTGTTTCTTTGAAAAAAGGTGAATATACAGAGTTTAAGTTTGTAGTAACGGAAAGTCCAGGAGTGGAACTTGAATATAACGTTTACGTGTTTTTCGTAAACTATACCATACAGGAACAGGCTGAACTTATAAGAAAGTTTAACGATGAAAAACAGAAAATGAATCTTCGTAAGATTCAGAAACAGCCCATCAAGAGAACACATGATGAAAATGATTTCATGAATTTTGAAACACTTTCGGAGTTCAGTACTAAAAAACAATGGGATCGTATTGTTAAGAATATACTTAACAACCCAGAATTTTACGCGTGTGTAACTTCTCTCGATAGAAAAACCTTCTCTATTAAATAATGAAGTCTAAGAACTACATTTTATCTCAAATACGTGAGCTTCTCATTGAAAGGCATGCATATACACCGGAAAGAGCGGAAAGGTACGTTGAATTACATAAAGAGGATAAAGTCTATGAACTCCTCGTTTTAAAGAAAAGTTTATCAGAAGAAGAAAATTATCCGGAAGTCTCATACCGACGCTCCATTTGGCGTCACGAGTATGATGACGAATAAACAATATAAAAAAATAAATAGATTAATAGGTAAGTATGTTTAAACGTTGGTGTAAAGACCAAGGTTTTTCTAATAACTCCGATTTATCACATGTGCT